TGGTCAGATCGATTTTTACCTGTCCGCCCAGAATTACTTTGTTGATGTACTGATTAGCCATACTCCACATCTCCTATCGTTAAAGTTTTTCCGCCGGCGGCATTGCTGACTTCGTACTGGGGTATTTTCTTCACCGTCACGTTGTCGTTCATGCGTTTGGCTTTTGTATGCAGCACAACAGGCTCGTCCACCTGTGGTGTTACCTCATATTCGCCCTCGTAGGTGGGGATAATCTCTCCCCCGGTCTGTATCACTACATCCCGTATTTCTATCTCCACCACGGGCTGCCCCACCGGGGCGGTGCTGGCGTTGGCGTTCTTCTTCTGTTCCGCCGCGAACTGCTGCAGCGCCATTTACATCACCCCTTTGGACCGGCTTGCGGAGACATATATGGTCTTGCCCTTCGCCCCCACCACGCTCTCGTCGTTGAATTTTATCCTCGCATGTACCGGAGGTGTCCTCCCGGCCTTAAAGGCGAAGGTCTGCTCCTGTGTCAGAGGGAATAGCCACTGTCCGTTCTCCTCGTCGTAGCGCACCACGCCGGGGTACGTCCTCGTCAGGTTCCCTATGGTGATCTCCAGCCGCAGTACCATCTCCGGCGTTATCAGCAGTTCCCCCTGCCGCAGTACAATGGGCAGCGAATAGGCGTCGCCCTGCATCATGGCCGTTCCCTCCTTCCGCTTATATGCTCAAGGGCTTTCCTTCTTACTTGGCGTCCTTCTCGTTCATGTCCTCAATAATGGCGATGAAGTCGCCCTTCTCGTGGCCCTTGCGTTTGCTCAGCGCGTTCAGCTTCACCGTGCGCTCCCGCGTCACATACCGGCTGCCCTGGCGATAAGCGTCGGCGTACATCTGCGCCGCCATCACCTTGTGTCCCTCGCACAGCGCCGGGTAGATGTCCAGCAGCTCGTCGCCCAGCTCCACCAGCTTGGCAAAGGCTCTCTTGTCCAGCACCTCGCCACTCTTGTAGTCCACGCCCAGCGCCTCGCGCTCCTCGTCCGTCAGTCCGCTTACCACCAGCAGCCACCGCTGCGCCATGAACCGGCGGTTCATCTCCGTCAATATGCGGCTCAGATCCGGCTTCGGCACATAAAAGCTTCCCGTCTTGCCCACGATGTTTCCGTACATTCCGCCGTCGCCGAACTGCACCACGTTGTCGTCCGCCACCGGCGCCATCCACAGGAAGTGCACCTGCTCCGCGCTGGTGCTCACCTGCACGATCTGCGGCACCGTCTGCTGGGGGATGTTCTTCAGCGCCTCCGCCACGGCGGCGGCTGCGGCCTTCTCGCTGGCTTCCTTCACCATCTGCGCCACCTGCTCGGCGGTGTACACAGCCGGCGCGGCAGTCGTTCCCGTGGCATCAGCCGCGTCCTGCACATCCTCCTGCGCCGCCGCGTTCACGGTGCTGCTCTCATCCGGCATTTCCGCGCTCTGCTGAGGCGTCAGCATCACCTGGTCGTCCTCGCTTTCCTCCGCCGCGATCTGCGCGGCCAGTCTGTTTCCGCTTTTTCTCTGCTTACCCATGCTTTCTGCTCCTTTCAGATTCATTTCATGGTCTTGGTTTTATCTTTGCCGCAGCACGTCAAGGCTCCCGCCGCTGCCCCGCTTACACGTCGGCGTGCTGCATACCCGCGGCTTTACCGCACATCCTTATGGCGGAAGCGGCAGGGTTCGAACCTGCGGCCCACGGATTAACAGTCCGTTGCTCTGCCGACTGAGCTACGCTTCCGTGTGGGGCTTGTGCCCCCCATAAACTCCCTTTCGGGCGAAAACGATCCAACGTTTTCATCTGGCACGGACGCGAGGACTCGAACCCCGAACTGCGGTTTTGGAGACCGCCGTTTTCCCGGTTAAACTAAATCCGCATATTCGGGGAGGGGCTTTCGCCCCTTCCCCGGTGTGGTTTTCCTTACACGGTGAAGTGCGCGATCTTGGACGCGAACGTGGCCACAGAGTCCAGGGCGATGGTCAGGTTCAGGCCGATCTCGAAATCCCCGGTGCGGGTGGGATCCATCTCGATGGAGATGGGCGTTCCGCTGGTGTAGCCGATGGTCAGCGGCTTTCTGCCGTTGCCCGCCAGCATCCAGATGTCGTTCTCGCTGAGCATAGTCTCCACGGTGGTGTTCTGGGTGCCGGGGATGATAACGTCCCGCATGGGCATCAGGCGCACCGCCATGAACTGGCCCAGGTATCCGGCCTTGGTGTAGTCGGCGCCCAGCAGCGTGGCGATAGCGGCATCCATGTTCACGTTGGTGGAACCGGTCACGGTGTTGGGCAGCACCTTGCTCAGAGCCACGGTGCCGCCGGTGGCAAACACGTCGGAGATGGTGGTGTTGTTCAGCGCGGCGATCTTGTTGGCGCCCTTCACCCAGTTCTGGTTGTTGAAGGTGAAGTTCAGGTTGGTGGGGATCAGGCTGGTGTCCTCCGTGGCGGTGGTCATGGCCTCATTCCACATACCCATGGTCTTGGCGTACATACCCGCCACCATGTTGGCGAAGAAAACGCCGAAGTCCATGTTCGTGCCCACCAGCTGCATCCACTTGGCAGTGATCCAGCAGCTCTTGGGGGTGGGGTTCAGCGTGTAATCGCGGGAATAGAAGCGGTTACGCGGCACGCTGCGGCTGGCGCCCCAGCTGGAGTCCTGGAAAACGGGGATGTCGTTGCTGCCGATGCTCACGGCGTAGGTCTGGCCCAGCTCGATCTCCACGGTCTCGGCGAAGTCGCTCAGCGCCTCGGAGTACACGGCGGGCAGAATGGGGATGATGACCTCCTGCCAGATGCCCTGCAGCACGGCGTAGAACCGTGCGTTGCCGTAATACTCACCGCCGTTGCGCTTGAACTCCTCCCAGCTCTCGGGGGCCTTCTTGCCGGTGCTGGCGCAGGCCAGCTTGGCGGCGTACAGCAGGCTCTCCCGCTGGAACTGCTCGTTCAGCTGCTTGTAGCCCCGGTCGTTCATGGTGCGCTGCACGGGGGTGTTCTGTCCTTTGGCGCTCAGAATGGCCATTTTGCCCTTCAGGGCGTGTTCATAAAACAGCACGCGGCCCTTGGCCACGATGTCCTCGCGCTGGTCGTTTCCGTTGATGGCGAAAACCTCGTTGGAAACGCTGTTCAGGTTCAGCTTTGCCATTTCTTACTCACTCTCCTCTCTTGTCACGCGGTCACGGTGCTGACCTTGCAGGCCCACACGTCGTAGTACACGAAGCTCTGCCCGGCGCCCTCGGTGAAGTTGCCGGTGCCCTTCAGTTTGAAGTAGATGGCGCCGGTAGCAGTGGGGGCGGCAGCAGCGGGCACCAGCAGACCGTTGGCGATGGTGAAGATGGTGTTCTCGCCGATAGCGCCGTTCACGTTGCCCTCGCCGAAGCGGTAGGCGTGCTTGCCGTCAAACACGATCTCGGTGAAGGTGCCGTCCCGGCCCGCAGGAACGCCCAGTCCCAGCGTGGCGGTGCCCACGGCGTAGTTGTTGCCATTGCGTCCGCCCAGCGTGGGCCACTCGTAGGTGTTGCAGGCGTACACGCCGGTGTCTGCGTTGGCGGCAGCTCCCGCAGCTGTCATGTAAAAGGCGTTCTCGTTCTTGATGCCCTTGAAGCCTGCGCAGGGCAGCTGCTCGCCGCGTACCACCAGCAGACCTGCGGAGCAATCCGCATCCGCCTCAGACGCCTGATAGCGTCCCGTGATGTTGCACAGTTCGTTGAACTCGTTGTTGGTGATCCGCGGCTCAAACGCGGTTTTCTCGATGTATGCCATGTTTGTTCACTCTCCTTTTCGTTTTACTTGCCGGCGTCGATGCCCCACTTGTTCAGCAGAGCGTCCACACCCTCGCTTCCCTCGCCGCTGTTGCCGGCGATGTGCTCCCAGGCATAGGTGGTCTTGCGCTTCTGTGCGCTGCGTTTGTCGCTCTCCATCACGGCCTCGCCGCACACGGCCAGCACCGCCTCGCGCACCAGTTTCTCTCCCAGCCACGCACCGTCCTTGTCGCAGCTGTTGGCGTACAGTCCTGCCTCGATGTTCTCGTTCACGGCCTTGATGGCGTCCTCCGCCACCTTTTCCTCGCGGTTGGCGTTGAAGGCGTCCAGCGTAGCCTTGGCGGAAGCCTTGCAGGCGCTCAGCCGGCGCTTGCTCTCAGCCTCCTGCATGGCGCTGATCTGCTCATTGGCGGCTTCCAGCTTGGCGTTCAGGCTCTTCACATCGCCATCGGTCTCCTTCGCGGAGGCAACGGCGTAGTCCACAACGTCCGCCACATCGGCGTTCAGCTCCACCTCTCCCACGCTCAGCACGATGTGCGCTGCGCAGGGCATGATCTTGCTGGCGATCACCTCGCCGTTGTCGTCAGCGTTAAAGGTGTAGCCGAAAAGATTGCCGGAAGCGTCCAGCAGTGCCACGTTCAGCCCGTCCTCGCTCATGGAGAGCACCTTGTGGTTGGGGAACTTGGTCTGCATCTGCTCCATCGCTCTCTTGTTCATGTTGCTTTTCACTCCTTTTTTTGTGTTTTTGTCGGGTTCCTTGCCGTCGCTGCCCTCTGCGGCTGTGTGCAGCGACGCGGCCCGCAGTTTCAATTCCTTAAATTCCTCCTGCATGGCCGCCAGCTTTGCGATGCTCGCACCCGGTATCGCCGGGTTTACCCTGTCTCCCAGAATGGTCACGCCTATGCCCGACCATTTGGTAAACACGTCCACATCGCCCTCTTTGTGGCTCTCCGACACCATCGTCTCGGCGGAAACGTCCATCGTGCCCTGTTCCACGATCTTCCGCGTCAGCTCCGGGGCGTAAAAAGCAAATAGCCGTCCCTTCGCTTTGAGCCATGTATGACCACCCCTCTCCACAAGGGTAAAGTCCTTTTCGTCGTCGGACAGCGTTCCCACGATGCGCTCGGCCGTCCCCTCCATGAAGGATTGGTACTCCTCCCCGGTCTTGGGATCCCGGCGCTTGCTCATGTTGTGTCCGTCCCCCACCTGCTGCCCCACATAAGCGATCAGGATGGGCTGCCCGATGAAGGTCTTGTAGTATTCCGCGAGGTTTCGATAGTCCCATTTGTTGCGGTTTTCACCCTCGCGCAGAACCCACAGCTCAACGCCGAACTCGTATTCGTTGAGCTTCTGCATCACCTTCAGCGTGCCGCTGGCGCTCACCTTCTTGGGCAGCGCCTTGGTTTTCAGCGTGCTCATTCGTCCTCACCGCCTTCAAACAGTTTTCGGCACCAGCTGTCAAAGGTGGCACGGCTCATACCGCCCTGGTCCCACATAGTCCAGGCATCCAGCAGTTTGCGCCTGTCGTCGGTGTTGGCGATCTGCAGCTCCTCCGCCTTCAGGGAAAGCGCGTTGAACTCCCCATCCGCCGTGGCCCGGATAAATCCGCCCAGTGCCTCGTTTACACCGTCCACAATGGCCACACACACCTCGAATACCCGGTCCAGGTCGTTGTCAAAGTCCTCGTCCAGCTCCGGCGTACCGGGGTACATCAGCCGCAGGTGGTAGTCGTGGGGTATCTCCGCGAACTCGTCTATCCGCTCAGGCTGCTTATGCTCCAGTTTGTGTATCGCATCCGACAGAAACGGCATACCCATGTCGCACAGCACCCGGTCCTTGATGTCCGCGAACCATTTTTCCGCGTTTCCGTAGGCTTCCATCACCCGGCGCATCGGTTCCCGCATAGGCGCGAACCGGGGGTTATCCCAGCTGGCGTATTCCTGTGCTCTCATGTCCTCACTCCCTCTCTCCGCAAAATAAAAATGGAGCCGCAGCCGGTGTTCTCCACCGGCGCAGCCCCATTCGGCTTTTCTCGCAGTCCCTTTACCGCGATTATCCACTTTTCACGGCCATTGCGCCTACCTCAATACCCCGCGCATCCGCGCAAGCCTTCGGTCACAGCAGCCGCATTCTCCGTTTTCGTTCCCCACTATCGCAGGGGCTCTCGCCGCCCTATCGGTCTGTCCGCATCGGCAATGCCGTGCCTTTCTTTTTCTTCACCGTATGTACGGTATGTGCCTTTATGGCCAGTCCTTCCGCCGTCCGGCGTATCTCCACGTCGTTCCCTCGGGCCAGCTCCCGGTTGATCTCGGGCAAATCATCCGCCGTCAGTATCGCCATCATGCCCATTTCTTCTCAGCCTCCCGCATCTTCTGACGCTTCCTGCCCCTCTGTCGCTGGGTTCCCCTCCGATTTTGGTCTGCCTCCTGGATTGGTTGCTCTTTTAGCTTCCGGGGTCTGGTTTCCATTGCCACCGTTTTTTGCTTCCGTAAACGTGGAGCTGAGAGGTTTCCTCAAATCCATAATGCCGGATTCCAGCATCGCTCGGCTTATGGACATATCATCCAGCAGAGACATATTGTTCATAGCCAGATATTTCAACGTTGCCGGCAATATGCCCAGCGTCATATCTTTTCTCAGGCTTTCTTTCAAATCATTGTCCGTGGCAATGTCCCCGAAACACTCAAATCGCCATGAATACTTCAGGTTCAGCCCGTCCATGATGCCCTGCATCATGCGCTCATAGCACCGGTATATCTGCTCGGCAAACTTGCTCTCTATCTGCAAACTGATATTCGCCACGCCCGCCCGCGGCTCATCGCTGGTGGGGATCAGAGCGCTCAGGCCCGCCTTCGCCATGGTGTATCCGTACCCGGCGGAGCTTATCTTCGTGGCGCTGGGCGCCTCGGCCAGCTGGTGAAGTTCCATGTTCTTCAGCGGCGCGGCGTACCAGCCTATGCCGCTGGTGTTGTTTTCCGCCAGTTCGTCGTAAAACCGCGTGCGGAAAAGCTCCCACCCTGCGTTGCTCAGCTTGTAGCTGTCCGACTGCTGCCTCGTGCTGTTGTCGTCGTATTCGATCTCGCCCGTCAGCAGCGAGATCAGCGGGTTCTGTACCAGCTCCAACTGTATCTGCTCATACTGCGCAATCTGGATAAACGACAGGAAAAGTCCCGTCAGAGGCGATACAACCGCCGTCTGCGCGTCGTCTATCTCGAAGGGATATACGGCGTCCACCGGCAGCGTCACCCAGTAGCACCACTTCCCGTTCTGGTAGTATACGTCCGGGTCTCCCGGCAGCACGCCGCCTCCCTGCTCCGCTGCTGTTTTCAGCTCGGTAAAGCGGTTCATATTGATGGTGTTCTTCGCCGCGTATACATACCGGGTGCCCGCGCCCTTGGGCGGTCTCGCCGCCACCTGGGTGAATATGCCCCAGTAGGGCTTAAACAGGTCTCCGAACTGCGCCGGCTCACATCCCGGCTTCAGAAAGTACATCATGTTAAAGGCCACGGTGTACTTCGACACGCTGTTGAACCCCACGATCTTTATCCAGTCGCTGGGCAGCTGCTGCATAAAGGCGTAGTTTACCTTGTTGTGGGGCTTGTCCACGCTCACGCGGGGGTAGTAGAATACCTTGCCCTCCTGCACCGCCTGCCCCGCCAGCTTGTGGGCCGTGGTCTTTACGTCCAGCTTGCGCCGCAGCTTCTCCAGCAGCTTCCACTCCCGCCAGAACTCGTCGTTCTTCGCCGTTTCCTTATCGGTGAACTCCGGGGCGATGTAGCTGTGATACGTCAGCAGATCCTGGTACATTTTCCTGGTGTGGAAAAGCGGATAGGCCGTAAATTCCAGCCCGTGCTCCACCTGCCGCAGCCCCTGCTCGTTGCCCAGCGGGGCGGTCAGCATCTCTGCCACCGTATTCTTGGTATAGTCCTCCGGCAGCGAGGAGATGGCCTGCACCCTTCGGTTCTGTATGTAGGGGTTCACCCGTGCCGACTGGCTCATGTTCACCCGGCTGAAGGCGCTGGCCAGCGCCCCTGCCGGCATATTGCCGTACTGTTCTGCCAGTGCGTTGAAGCGCTGAAATATCTCCGGGTAGGTGCAGCAGGCTACGCTCTGCAATTCACTTGTCAGATTCCTCCGCTTCTCCTGCTCCATGCGCCGCCTCCTCGTCTATGCGGGAGCGCTCTTTTTCCAGCTCCCTCTCCCACGCATCCAGCAGCTCGTTCAGCCGCTTCTGCGTGTCAGCCCTGTTCTTTTTCACCCCGTCAGCCAGCGCCGCCGCGATGCAGTCCGCCAGCCACAGCCGGTCTCGCTCCGTCAGGCGTTTCAGATCTGCGCCTTTGATCTCCACCGTTTGCATTTTTTTCGGCGTCGTAGTGCGGTACAGCAGCATATACCCCGCCGTTATCCGCACAAAGCGCTCCTTTTCCGCCAGCGCCACCGTTTCGCCTGTCACCCGCGCCGCGTACAGTCTGTACTTCCTTGCCGCCATTTCAGCATATCCTCCCGCCGCGCCGCGCCGTCACAGTGCGGCCTCCCGCGCCGGCTGCCTCCGCTCTGTGCGGTGCCGCGGCACGGTTTTTGTATTTTGCCAGTTCCGCGTCCCAGTCGCTCTTATGCCGCACCGCCTGCGCCAGTTCCTCTCGCTCCAGTATCTGCGCCACCCGCAGCGCATATTTCAGTGCCGACCATATATCGCGCTGTATGTGCTTGCTTATCCGTTCTTCCTTTTGGGTCGTTCCGCTGGCCACCTTTTTCAGGTTCTGTATCTGCCCCACCAGTTCCCTGGTCTTTATGTAGGGGTCGGCCAGCATGGCATCCATGCTGTCGTCCTTGATCCGGTGGTACTTCTTGTAGTTCTCCACGCCCTCGTTCACATTAGAGCACAGCAACTCCACATTCCGGTTCTCAAATTGCAGTTCCGCGTACCGCACCATCTCCGCGTCCGGATCCGTCACGCCCGCGCCGCCCGCCTTGATGGGATACAAACACGGCACGGCGTTTTCCTGCTCCAGCTCCGTAAAGCTGGCGTGGTTCCGCACGCACAGCGGCGCAAGGCCATCGCCCAGGTCCATCATCAGGTTCTCCACCACGCTGGTGCCGTACTGCCATGCGTCTATTGCCAGGTATGTCGCGGCCCCTCCGTCGCAGCAGAAGCGGCTCCACACGTCCTTGATCCGCTGCGCCTGCATCATGCTCTTTACCGGTGGGTTCCAAACGTCCACATACACCACCTGCTTCAGGTAGCGGTCCCGCTTCAGCCAGTCCGTTTGACGTGTGCATTTCAGCACCACGCAGGCGCATTTTGCATTCTTCTTGTCGTCGGCGTAGGATACGTCGTACCCCACAATATAGATCACGTCCTCCGGTTTCAGTTTGTTGCCTATGTCGTAGGCGCAGTGCCGGTTCTCCGCGATCATCAGTTTGCGGCACTCTGTCAGCACCTCGTCCCGCACGATAGGATTGCTGTCCGCCCCGGTGTAGCGCGATTCCATTTCGCGCATCCACCGCTCCGGCGTCAGCTTTGTCCGCAGCTTCTGCGCCCAGGAATAGGGCCGCATCTGCTGCAGTACCACGCACTCCCACGATATGTCATAGGCATAGGCGCTCTCGCCCGCCAGCATGGCTTTCATGTTCTCGCACCGCGTATCGTAAGCATGGTTCTGCTTCCGCCCCGCACTGGTAATGGCGTGATCCTTGTAGGGGATATAGTTGGGGTCCGGCTTACCGTTTACGTTATGCGTCAGTCGCACAGCCGGCAGCACCACCGTCGTGTATTCTGCGAAGTCAAACGCCGGATTTTCTTCCTGTGCGTACTCCTCCGCCGTCACGTCGTGAATGTTGTCACCGCGCATGGCGGATATGTAAAAGGCGCTTCCGCAGTCGGTCTCTATCTTGAAGTCATCCTTACTCTCCGCCGTCACCCGCCACTGCTTTGCCAGTGCCGGGTAGTCGTGCTCCGTCTGCCGGTATGTCTTGCTGCCTATGGTTGCCATTTGCTTGTAGCTTGGACCATAGTATGCGCTCTGCACACCGGGCCACACCAGCCCGTTCAGCTCCGCGTATTTGAACTTCGTGCTGGTTTTTGTTACGCCTCGCGTTCCAGTGAAGGAAACAGAAGCCTTGCGGGCGTATACCCGCACCATCACCCGCTGCAGCAGTTCCTCGTTTGCAAAGTCCGCCGTCGGGCTTCTGAATACGTCCAGCGCCTTATCCGGGTAGAATCGGCACACCCATACCAAAAATGCCCAAAAGGCATCCTCATAGTTTTCGTAGCTGCGCTCCTGTGTGGGCTTTTTTGTCACCCAGCCAAGACCGGCCACATACGCTTTACCCGTCCGTCGCGCCATTGGTGTTCACATCCTCTGCGTCCGCTTTCGGCTTACCCGGCTTTTTCTTCTTTTTCACCGGGCGCATCCGCACCAGCCCCAGCTTTTCGTAGGCTTCCTTCTCCGCCTCGTTGGGTTTCTCTGCAAATTCGCCCAAATTGTCCTCCAACCGCATTTCGTCCGGCAGTTCTGCCAGTTCCGGCAGTCCGTCGTTCTGCCGCATCCGGTTTTCGTTTATCAGTATCATCTGGTCGGCAGCATCCCGCGTATAGGGGTATTTGCACGGCCGGCCGAAGAATATACGGAACGCCTCATCCGGTTCGCAGGGCTTCCCGTTTTTCAGCAGTCCTGCCCGCTCCAGCGCCACCACCATGTTGTCCAGCCGCAGGTCCTCCACCGGTTTCGTATCCTTCTTCCGCAGGTTTTCCGACGCCAGGTTTTCCTGTATCATACTGGATAGCTTCTTGGCCTTGTCTATGGCACCCATCTCCGCGGCGTCATTCATCTGCTTCGTCCACTTCGCCACGTTCCGCAGGATCAGCTGCTGCTTGGCGCTCACCGCCTGCTCTCCGCCAAAGTCAGCGCACAGCGCGTTATAGATCCGGTCAAACTCGTTGTAGTCCTCGCTGGTGTATGGCACTTTTCCCGTGCCCTCGCCCCAGTCTGCGGCCTGCCGCTTGGTGCCCTGCCTGCCATCCCGTGCGCTTTTCTCCGCGCTCACCGCCTTGGTGAAGTTGCCGTTCTCCAGTCCCTCTCCGAATATCTTGGTGATGTCCGTCAGCCCGTCAAGAAATCCCAACTCTCCGCCTCCCGGCGTCCGGTCCAGCTTTTTCTTTGCCAGCTTATCGCAGTAGGTCATCCACTTGTTTTTGCTCCCGCTTGCCGGCAGCGCGTTCATGTCAAAGGGCTTGTTGAAGCGTATGCAGGCATAAAAATAAGCCAAACTTTCCCCCACCGCATCATTAAGCTGGTCGTAATACGCCTGCTGCTTTTCCGCGTCCATAGGTAAAAGTTCGGCCATCCTGCGCTCCTTTCGGACAGAAAAATGGTACAAAAGAGAATTACCCACTCTCTCATGTACCATTTTCGCAGGTTTTCGATTGTCTGACTCCCATGTATGGGAATGAAGCAGAATTTATTTTTCTTCTCTCCCCAGCAGGTAGTCCGTCGTCACGTGGAAATAGTCCGCCATCGCCTCCAGTGAGGAGGCCAGCGGCTCTGCCGTCCCCTCCTCGTAGCGCTTTATGGTCTCCTTGCTCAGCCCGCACAGCTCTGACAGTACGCACCGCTTTAACTGCGCTTTCTCCCGCAGGTAGCGTATTCGCCCCGGCAGCACCTTGTTAGCCGCCATGTCACCGCTCCTCCGCGCTGGGCATCTTCTCCGCGTCCAGCAGCATACGAGCCTCTGCATTCGATATCAGCAGTCCCTTTCGTCTCCGTTTCCGTATGCTGTCCAGCCGGTCCTTCCGCGCCTGTTCACCGGTCTTGTAAAAGGGGCACTTCCCTTTCACGCTGCACAGCACCACCGTCAGCCCCACACACTCACACTTGATCGGCTCATACAGGTCGCACTTCTCTCTCGGTGGGTATTCGCCAAAACCCGCTTTCTTTTTTTCCTTCTTCACTTCTTTCTCCGCTCCTCTCGCCAGAACTCCACCGCCGCCCATCCGCACACCGCCGCTACAGCCAACAGCACTCCGCAGCATACGCACCCTATCGCCGTCTCATACGCCCGTCCCCATACCAGCAGCTCCGCTGCCACAAACGCCGCCAGCACTGCCAGTGCGCCAAACCCCGCTATGTATTTCTTCATCCGTTCATTTCACCTTCTGTCCTCATCGTTTTGCTTCACTTGCGCCACAGTTCGCTTCCGCATTTTTCGTGAGGGAGTCGATTATATTTTGCCACCGTCCACATACCCGCCCTGCAATCCGGCAGCGGGCACTCAAAGCAGCTGGCCGCATGTGGGCACCTTCTTCCCTCATGTACGCTCGGTTTCATTCTTTCCCTTTCTCTCTCCGTAGGAGCAGAAGTCGTCCGGCTTGCGCTTCTGGAACCCGCAGAGAATGCAGCTCCCGCCAAACTCATGCTTGCAGCCCTTGCAGCGCACCACGACCTCTGCGTCTACGGTGGGGAGCTGCTCTGCATACTCCAACACCGTCTCAATGCCATTGAGAAAATGCGTGTTGGCGTGTTCTTTGTCACAACGGTTCGCCCGAATGGGAAACTCTTGCAGTTTGTCACCATCAATCAGCCGCATCGCTGTCACCTCCGTCCATCTTTGCACCGTTCTCCACGAAGTTGCAGACTCTGGCCGCGCAGGAGAGGCACAGTTGTTTCTCCGCAGAAAATGGTGTCTTAAAATTTACAACACCGTAGTGGTTGAAATCCAGATTCACGCCGTCAACCTCGTAGTCAATCTCGCGTCTGCACATATCACAGAACACTTTAACCATCACTCCACCTCTTAACATCCAGCCCCAACACCATAATTGGGGTCGTTGGTCATCCTTGCAATTTCGTCTGCCGTCAGCGTTCGATTGCTCACGGCGTATGTAACCGGCGTTTCAATTTTGTGCGGACACATTCCGCATTCGCAGCGGTTAAGGCTACTTGTTGTGTTCTGACGGAATGGACAGAGATGATTAAAACAGTCCATCATTCCACCTCCCATTTCAGTTCGTCATACAACTCACTGAACCGCTTGTTCCACTTTCTCAGCCCGAAGAAACAGTACACACCCAACACGATCCACAGCCCGCTGGCGATGTTTTGCAACAGATTTTCCATCACTCCACCTCCTGCATCCAGAACTCGCGGCGGCAGGTGGAGCATTTCTTCTCTGGGTGTAAACACACCGCTCCCTCACGCCTATGTGAACGGGAAATTGGCGCGGGGCACAGCTTCAATACACCGTCATCGTCTACCTCAGCTTCTGGGTACTGTTCCAGAAACACGCTTTGCCGTGTCTTGCGCGGATGTGCGACAGACCATTCCTCGGTGTTCTTCACAATTTGCGCCGCATCCACGCCCCACACCTCACTCATGGTGCCGCACATTCTGTTCCGCTCCTCAATAAACTTCACAGCATCCATCACATTTCCCTCCATCTGCACCCGTCACAGGCGCCCTCGTGTGCTTGTTTGTACTTCCCGCAGTATTGGCATAGTTCGTTGATAAGTGCCTTGCGGTCTGCGGCCAGCTTCATGTTGCTGTCAAACAGCGTTTCATTGATGGCGGCGTACTGCTCGGCGGTGTTCTTTGCACCCTGCAGTTCCTCTTTCAGTTTCACGATTTCGCAAATTGCATTGCCGTTTGCCGCCATCATGTCGGTCACATCGTTCGGCATCAGGCCGGTGTCCTCGTAGGCAGCGAGGCGCAGAAACCGCTCTACTGGGATGCTCCGCTGATACCCGTTTGCAAGGCGGCGCTCGTACCCTTCTCGTTGCGCGTCAGCTTCGCGTTTATTTGTCAGTCGTTCCATTGTTCTCCTCCTTCACCGCCACAGCCTTTGCCAGCTGTGCCATGCTCTGATTCATGTCCTCTATCTGCTTATCCCGCCGTGCAATGGCGTCCTTCAGGCTGTCGTTGGCTTTCATCAGTGCCTCGATGTGCCGCTGCTGGTTCTCGATCAGGTCAGCGGCGGCAGTATTTTTCTTCTGACTGCAATTCTCATTGGGGCTGCTCGTGCCGGAAAACACGCAATTCCCCTTGCACTCCATTTCCGAGTTTGCACAACACCGCAGCGCGGTCACGATCTCGTCTCTTGTCATGTCATTCCTCCTCTCACATCTCCGCCCCATTGCTCCGCCATTGCTTTGGCAACTCCAGGAAATGTTTTCGCCCTGTTTTTTGCTCTATCCGTGGTAAACATACCCTTGTGCTGTTCGCCATGCTTGTGGCTGTAACTGCCGCTTGGGCACCATGTCGCCGTCGGTTTTACAACATTTGTCGGCATCAAAGGCTTTACCCCGCGCTCCCACAGCAAAGTCTTTTTTGTAAACTCGTGTCCATATTGATATGGCTGAATTGCCTGCGTCGGTTCTGGATACTCAAATACTTTACTTGGTGTCGGATTTTCAATTATAACCTTGTCACAGTCGGCTGCCCATATTGCCAAAAACAACGCTTTGCCGCAAAGCCCTTCATAGTAGCGGCGAAGATTTAACCTGCCGCCTTTATACAAGTGTCTTGCCCCGGCATTGCTTGTTTTGGTACACGGAGGGAAAGCGATAATCATATCCCATCGCCCCACATCATGCGCCTGTCCGTCCATTGTGGTCACTTGCCCCCCCTCGATGGACTTTAGAGCGTCGCCTAAAATGTGCCATTCCGGGTGCCCGCCAGACGGCTCCTGTATGTCGGAGGAATACGCCTCATGCCCCAGCGCACGAAACGCAATACATACCACTTGGCTTTCCTCACACGCACATAAAACTTTCATCTCAATCTCCAAATACCACGCCGCACTCGTCCTTCAGCACGTCCTTGATGTGCTTGCGCTTGATGCGGCCCTCGTTGATTTCCTCTGCCAGCTTCTCCAGGCACTTGTACAGATACGCGATGCTGCTGGTGTCCCGGCTGTCCGCTGTCTCCTCTTGGACGTGCCAGCCGCATTTGTCCATCAGCACCATTGCCACCATGTCCATGTTCTCCCGTGTGCCTTGCAGTTTGCCACGCATAAAGATGCGGTCGTCCCTGCTCAAATGCTGCTTGCCCATACTTCACCTCGTAAATTCTTCAAAACTACACGTCTGGAACGCCGCCCGCATATTTACCCATCGCGCAAGGCGCTTCTGTTCGGCAGTCGGCTCTCCGCCGTCGTAGTCGCGGTACGGTTGTGCAAACGGCTCAACGCCCATGTCCCGAAGGGCAAGTATGCGCTTGTGGCTTTCCTCCACGTCCTGCACCAACACATAGCACCAGAACCGCCAAGCGGGTATTCCCGCCTCTTTCAGATACGCCGTGGCCTGTTCTATCACCGGCAGCATAGCGGAGGTGTCGCAGCTCATGCGGACAAACCTGATCCATTTCAGCCCCGCCAGCAGTTTTGCCGTCTGCGGCGTGATGAGCCGCGCATCCAGTCCCTGATTAAAGTCCACCCGCACATTCTCATGCCCCATGCGCTCGATCTGCTCTAAGCCGTGGTCATGCGCTAAAACGTTGTTGTCCATGAAGATGATGTCCCGGCTGTCAGGGCGTTTTACTTCCTCCCATGTTGCCGCCGGTCGGATAAGCCCTTCTTTCTTCGGCACGATGCACCAAGGGCAGTTGCGTATGCACCCACGGGTCAGGAAGCCAATGGCCGGTTTCCACGCTGGATACAGCGAGTAGTCAGGTCGCATTCTCTCTACCTCGTCCGGCAGAGCGCCGTAATCCTTGTAGCCTGTGCCGCCTGTAATAATCTCGTCGGCATTGATGCAGGTATCCATATCAGGGGAAAACGTAAAAACCTTACTCATGTACACTCGGTCATAGTGCTTAAAGCCGTCCCACATTTCCACGCTATCGCCGTGGTCTTTGTGATAGGCAGACAGCCGCATCAGCGCGAGGTTGGGAAAGTTATGCCCGTCCACGTCAATCAGGCCTATGTTCATTCTTTGCCCTCCTGTATGCGCACCACCTCGTAGCAGCCGTAGCTGCCGCCGTGCCGGAATGCCTTGCATATCGCGCTTCGTGTGCTGGCGTAGGATCGCCCGGAACGCCGCGCCAGCTCCGCCGTACTCGTTCCCCACCAGCGGGGAAACCGGTATTTATCCCGCGACACGATCATATACACCGTCGTCATGGCCTTACACCTCCCCGCACCGGCGCAGGCGCAGGCTGTCTGCCAGCTCCCGCGCTGACTGCTTCCGCTTGCGCTTCCGGTCCCGCGCCTGCTCCCAGCAGTTGCGGCACTCCGGGTACGGGCAGTTCATGCACTGGTCTATGCGCTCCTGCGGCTCATGCTGGCTGTCCTCCACCGCGCCGCTCAAAAATCGTCCTGTCTCTCCGCAATGTTCCTGCCGCCGGCTCTCCGCCGCGGCATCCACCGTCAGCCACGGTGCCTTGGCGCCGCCCAGGCTCCGCATAAATGCGCCGACGCTCATCGTTCCCTGCATTGCGTACATGATGTCCTATACCTCCCTCACCGTGATTCCGTGGAAATACAGCATCATCTTTCGTTTCATCACAAATAGCCTGTATGAGGCGCTGCTGGTGTCGCGGAATCCCTTGCTGTCCTCCACCACCGTCTCGCCGCCCTGCTCGTATACGAAGTCGGCCACGTACTCTATGCTTTTCTCCTTCGCGCCGTCCTTGTGTACCTGCTTCGGTATCAATTCGTACTTTACCTGCGTCCGCAGGCCGGATATTTCACCGGCTCTCTGCATCAGCCACAGGTCCATGTACCGCCGCGCCTCCCGCTTGCTGTCAAAGTACATCAGCGTGCCGTCCGGCATGGTCAAGTCCACTTTCTCGGCGTGGAGTTTGTTGCCCTTTTTCGGCTTTGCGGCCTTTTCCGTCTCCTGTGTTGCTTTCTGTGCCGCCTGCTGTGCCTGTACTTTTTGCAATATCTGCGCCTGAGCCTTCTGCCCGAAGCGGCCTATGTCCTCCATTGTCAATCCCATCGGTTCAGTCCCCTTCCACCGTGCCCATTTCCAGGCGCCGCCTCCGTGGCCGCTGGTGGAACTTGTCGGCCGGCTCATCGTTGTCTGTCCGATAGCTCAATTCCGTAAAGGTCATCTTCGACCCGTCGAAGTAGAAGTTCACGTCCCCTGTGCGGCCCCTTCGGTTCTTTGCCACCGTGCAGCCCACCTGTGTGTCGTCCCCCGGATCCGTTTTCCATAGGAATATGACCTTCACCGCGTTCTGCTCCAGCTCGCCGCTGTCGCGCAGGGAGTTCAGCTTCGGCTTGTCCGTTTCGTTCACCGTGCGGCTCAGCTGCGCCGCCGCCACAATGGGTATCTCCAGCTCCGATGCCAGCAGTTTCAGCTCTCGGCTTATGCCGCCCAGCTCCAGGTTGCGGTTCTCAGCTTTTTTGTCCTTTTCGCCGATCATCAACCCCAAATAGTCCACCACGATCATTTTCAGGTCATCTATGCCCAGTGCCAGTTCCCGTATGCGGCTCACCGTCACGTCTGGCCCATCGTAGAAGTACACCGGCAGGCGGCTCTCCCGGCTGGCAGCCTCCATCACGCTGGACCACAGCTCCTCATCCTCCGGCATCCCATCAATGAGCTGGTCCATCGTCACGCCGTCCGCCCGCTTGGCCAGCAGTCTCTCGCCCACCTCTCCGGCCAGCATCTCCGCCGTAATGTGCAATACCGTCTTTCCTTTCATGGCGGCGGCTTCCGTCATCTCCATGCACATGGCACTCTTTCCGCAGCCCGGTCTCGCGCCCACAAGGATCAGCTGCCCCGGCCACATTCCCTTCAGCGTGGCGTCCAGCAGGGGGAATCCAGTGTCTATCCGCCCCTCTTTCTTGCCCGCTATACTGTTTACCGCCTCACTCATGGCATCCGACATGGTTTTCAGCCGTCCGCCACGCCGCGACCGCATCTTCTGGTGGCATATCGCCGCCACCGCCGCTTGGGGGTCGTCCTCGCCGGTCAGTGCGTCCATCACCGCCTGGGTAAACCGCCGCTTCTCCGCCTTCTTCCGCACGATCTGCGCGTACTCCATAGCGTTGGCGCTGGTGGGGGTGATCTCCATACACTGCACCAGATAGTTCCGCGTCTCGCTGCTGTATTTCCCCGCACGCTCCAGTTCGTCCGCCACCATCACGCCGTCTATTGGCTTCCCCGCCACATACATCCGCCGCACGGTATCGAAGATGTCCTGATTGGTCTGTATAAAGAAATCCTCGCCCTCCAGGCATTTCATCAGATCCTTCACGCAGGAGGCGTCTATCAGCATCGATCCGATCACCGCCCGCTCCGCATCTGCGGAGTAGTCCTGCTGCCACAGCGCCAGTTCCGGGGCGGCGTCCTTTCCGATCATACCTATTCCCATGTGTTCTTCACTCCTTCACCGCGCCCTGCTCCTTCACCATGTCGGCAAATATCTCGTTGAAATACCGCTTCAGGTCGTAGGTGCTCTGCACTTTCTTCCCCCACCACTGGCTGTTCAGAGCAAAGTACAGCACGTTGTCCACTGTCTCCCACGCCACACCGTTTTGCTCGTGCAGCTCGTTCAGCGCCGCAGACTGCTTCTGCATTTCCGCCTCCGTGGGCTGCGCCCTGCCTGGATTGTCCCGAGCCTTCTCCTTCGCCAGGTACTGCGCGATCTGATAGGCTTCGCTGGCATGGTCAACAGTGGGAGCGTCGTTTTCAGGGATGAACTCCTGCGTGTAGTTCCCCTCCAGAGTTTTCTGGAAGTTGTCCGGGCTCGTGATGAGCCAGTCGAAACTGGCCACGAAGCCGCGCTTGTTTTTGCCCTTCAGGAATGGGCTGTTCTTCACGTTCTCAATGGCCTTCAGCACACCGTCCACGCCGTTTTCCCGGATGCGGGCTTTCAGCGCCCGTCCCCTCTTGGTCTCCGCCGTTACCTTCATCACCTGCGTCAGTCCGGTGTCGTTCCACGCTGCCACGATGCGTCGGACATCACTTGTCCGACACACAGGCTCTTTAGAGCCTGTATATATCTCTGACTCTATCTCTGACTCTGACTCTATCTCTCCGTAACCGATTTCGCACGGTGTTGTAACATCGTTACGCTCCGGCGCAGGCAAAACCTTGCTTTTCCGTGCCCGATAGTCCCGCATTCGCTGGGCTGCAGCGCCCTCGCTTCCCACATTTTTCACCGCGTAGGGCAGAAAAACCTCCGTCAGGTCACTGGATGCCTCTGCCAGCCCGCAGGAGAGCAGATATTGCAGCGTGACCTCTACGTTTGCCGGATCCTCGTCCAGGTCTAAGGCCAGTTCATCGGCGAATTTTTCCTCCAGCCCTGACCATTTCAAGGTGCCGCCGTGCTTCATCGCCATGAGCTGCATTTTCAGGTAGATGATGACGTAGGTATCTCCACCGGCTATCTTCCGCAGTTTCTTGATGCGCTTCGAGGTAAAGAAGTCGTCGTACAGTTTCAGCCAGAAATACCGCTTTTCTTCCGCCACGTGAATCACTCCTCCCTCAAATGCCCAGGTCGTAGTCCTCGTCCGCGCCGTCCTTATCCCACGGCAGCGGCTCGTCCTCCTCCATCTCGTGCAGTGCCGCTGCGCTCTGCTGCGCGGTGTTCTGCGTTCCGCTGAACTGTCCGGTGGGGATCTCTCCCGCGCACAGTTTTTCCAGCTGCGGCAGCATATCCGCCAGTTTCAAGAATATCTCCACCGGCACCTGCAGCAGCGTTTCCAGCGCTCCCAAAGGGATCACATGGTCTGCGCGAAGCTCGCTCCACACCTTTGCCTCGCCGTCCTTGGTGGTGTACGGTTTCTGCCGCCATGTGCCCACCACGCATACCGCATCGCCCTTTTCCAGACACGCGCTCAGCTTCGTGGCGGCGTTGTCACCCACGGCGCACACGTTCATAAACTGCTTGCTGTCGTAGCCCATGCCGAACTCCACCTTCGGCAGGTTGTTCTTGGGTATCGCGCCTATCCGGGGATCCCGGCTGACGGAGCCGGTACAGATCATGTACTGGCTTCCGTCAGCCTTGCCCTCTCCGTCCAGACGCTTCCGGACGAATAGAGGCATTACTGCTCACCCTCCCCAAAGAACCCCGCGGAGTAGTCCTTCGCCTCCGTCTTGCCCTCTGTGGGGCTCTGTGTGCGTTTGCGGGTCGGGGCGGTGTCGCTACCCTTCTTGGGCTCTGCGGCGCTCTCAGAGGGCGCTGTGGGGCTGGTGGTGGCTGTTTCCTGCTCTGCGGTAGGGGTGTCGTCCTCCACCACGTGTCCGATAGTGGGAATGACCGGATCGGTCCCCGCGCCGTCCCCCGTGGCCACCACGGTATCGTCGCTGTCCTCGTTGAAGTAGCTGCGTACCTCGTTGCTCAGCGGTGCATAGCCGCTGTTCAGCAGCTGGCGCATCATGGTCTTGCGGCACATCTTGTCCTGTCCGCCGTTCACGTCGTACCAGGGCGTACCGTTCAGCAGTTTGCTCTGCTCCTTGGCGTCCAGCTCGCCATTGATAAGTGCGTTATACTTATCCAGTTTGAAAGCCGGAGAGTAGCGGTCCGCGTGCTTGAGCAGTTTGTCCATGCTCCAATACTCGTAGCGGAACGTTCCGTCCTTCAGCTCGAAGTAGGCGTAGTAGCCGATGACCTTGTGGCTCTCGCGCTCCTCGTCTGTGTCGTACTTGGCCAGGTTGATGACCGGCTTGCCCGTGCGGCGCGAGCGCCCTTCCAGTTCGCCCTCGCGTACCTCCACACAGTCGATGTCCGCGTAGTAGCCTGTGGACATGGCCAGCTGTATGTAGCCCTTGTACGACATCAGGTAGGTCGCCACACTGCCGTAGGGCACGATGTAGTAGCCGTGTCCGTAAATCAGGCCCATGCCCTCGCCACGCAGGCCGGAAGCGATTATGGTGCCGGGGTCGCAGGCTTTCAGCGCCTCGCTGGCGCTCACCGCGCCGATCAGGGTGCTGGTAAACCGCGCCGCCATCTTGTCGTTCTTCAGCGCCCGCGAGATCATCTGCTGGGTGTTGGGCGCCGTAATCGCCATGCTGAATGTGGGCTTCTTGGCCTGCGCCATCTGCGTAAAGCCCGTCTGATTCTGCGTTTTCATGTTCCTTCTCCTCCCTTACTCCTGCGGCACTGGCATAAACCGGATGCCGTTTTTCTGCATATAGGCTTTCAGCCCGTCCAGCTGCCGCGCCGTTCCGAATACGCGGAAGTCCACCTTGTACTCCGGCTCCTGCGCGGCGGGCATCTCATGTCCATCCTCGTCCACAAGGTCATTGACCAGCTGCGCCCGCTGGGGCTCCACCGTTCCTACGATGTCGATCACCTCATACTCGTCAGACTCGCCGATGCACTCCGGCTTCAGCGGGGTCATCTTTTGCTGCTGCGCCGCCGCGTACTTCGCCGCAGCCTCCGCTTCCTTGCGCTTTCGCTCCTCCTCGGCGGCCTTCATGCGCCCCAGTGTCTCGTTCTTCACCAGCACAGCGCTGATGTTCCGGGTACGGGTGTACTCGTCCAGCAGCGTGGTCTCGAACTCGCTGTGCAGCGCACGAATGGCGTTCAGATCGGCGCGGCAGCGGTCTATGGCGGCGTTTATGTCCATCCACGCCGTGCTCTCGGCGTAGGTGGCGTTCAGCCACTTGGGATTAAAGCAGTCGTCAAAGGTCAGCCACTCCGCCATGTCGCCTACCACCTGAGCGAAATATTCAGCAAGGCGATTTTTCTTCTCCTGCTTCGCCGCCTCCTCCATCGCCTTGATCTGCACGTCCAGCTCTTGGACACCTCGCTCAAAAACTGCCTCCAAATCCTTGCAGTTGCTTTCCTCTGCGGCGCAAGTTGACAACGCGGCAGCACGCATTTCCTTTCTCACATCGCTTACTCCGCTTTGCGCCTTGCGGAGACTTGCTCTGTCGGCCTTCGCCTGTGAAATCGTATCGGGCGTCACCACGATGTTCTCGTACTGCGCCACAACGCTTTCCGCCCACTTTTTTACGGCGGGGTAGTTGGTCGTAATGACTTGTTTTCGGACCTCCTGCAAATCGCTTGTAATGCAGAACTCCATAAGTTCTCCTGTCATTCCGACACCTCCGCGTCGTACCTGGTGATGTGCTTCACCCTGTCCGCCCACGCCGGGTCAATGGCGCTCTCCGGCAGGTCCACCTCTGTGATGATGGCCTTCTTCTCCGTGCCCTCGCCGCCGGGGACAAGCACCTTGTCGCCGGGGTGCAGCGGCAAGTCGGTGAGAAAGGTGTACGCCTGTCCGCCGTAGCCGTTCAGCTTCGGCTTGTGATACATCGCCTTTACGATCATCCCTGCTCACCCTCCTTCTTGGCATCGGCAGCGACATCTCCGGGCCGCGCTTCTGCGCTCACGGCTACGATCTTTCCCAAAACGCCAAGCTTGACCAGCGTGTAGGCCGTACACACGGCTTTATTGTCGCGGAGGTTCTTTTCCACGGCATTGTCAACGCCGTCCAGGCAATGCGCAAAGTCCGTAGAGGTCATATTTTCTCCCCGCGTCACAGATTGGAAATCAATCCCCTCCTCCGTCTTGCGCCCGAAGCACATCATGGCAAAGTTCAGGTCTGTTTCCTCGTGCAGTACCTCGCCGGTCTCGGCGTTGGCCATCGTCAGTTTCAGTTTCATCACTTGCCCTCCTTCTTGCCCGTGCGCTTGCCGCCCTTCTTGGGGGCGGACTTCTTCTTTGCGGTGGCTTCCTTCTCCGCCTGTGCCGCAGCCCATGCCGCGTCATCCTCCGCCATCTTCTGGCGGATGCGGCTGTCCTTCTCGGTAACGAGCTTTACGGCGTTCTCTGTCAGGCGCACCAGCAGCCCCGCCGTGCCGATGGGTACGTTTTCTGCTACGTTGGCGGCGGCCACGCCGTCATACTTGTCCTCCTCGCCCTCCTTGGGCATAACCGCCGCGCATATCACGCCGCAGGCGTTCCGCACGAATACGCGCTCCTCTCCCGTTTCCATGTCCAGCACGGTCACTCGAAATGCCATTTCATTTCTCCTTTCGTTTTTCACTTAAAGTCGTAATATTGCCGCCGGGGGTACCCCGTTAAGCACATTGTTTTGGTAAAAGTCCGTCTCCTTTTCCAGCAGCCACGCCATGTCCGTCTCCTGCTCCGCCCTCTCGAAGTGATAGGTGCGTATGCTCAGATCGCCGTCCATGTTTTCCAGGCTTGCCATCAGGTCTACGAACTCGTACCCGGTCGCCAGCATTTGGTGCAGGAGTTGGCAATAGTAGTGGCTGGGTATCTGCCCGTCCCACTTCGCCCATCCCGCTTTGCCGTTTGGTGAGCTGGTCTTTATCTCCAAAATGCCCTTCCGCCCTCGCTCGTCAGTGACCTCTCCGTCAAGCGTGGCAAATATAAAGGGCCGTTCTTTCTGGTACAGAATGTCGTAGGGGTAGTAGTCCACTGTGCGTCCCGGGTGTATGGCCATGTACAGCCCACGCAGTGCCGGTTCCATCCGCACGCCGCGGCTCACCGCCGCGCTGCCGCTCAGATCCTTGGCTTTCTCCGCGCCCACCTTCAGCCGCCACAGCTCCAATTTCGACATCCACGGGGACATCCCCACCACCGCTGCGGCTTCACTGGCGCCTATGCCCTGCATACGTCCTGCCAACCAATCCTCCCTGTTCTCAAAGTGCAGCCGTTCCGTTTTCCTCCACTTCCTTCCTGCAAACAAAAAGAGCGCCGCCAAGCTGTTCGGAATTTCCGAACCACTCGACGACGCTCCGCCCTTCCCTCCAAGCGACTTAGGAGGGGTACATTATTTGGCTTTGATCTCTGCTCTGCTGACCTTGACGATCTTTACACCGTCCTTCAGCGGTATCAGCTCAACGCGGTAGTTCTTCTCCAGCGCCGCGTTGATCGCCGCCACCTGCTCTGTTGTTATTCCCACCATATCCTCTCCTGTCCCGTGCGCCTATACGCAAATCTATTCCGTGCTATCCCATCGCAGGGCAATGCAACACTGTTCACTCCAATGCCGTTGCCTGTCGCTGCGTATCAAATCGATGCTTTTCCTCTGCGTTTCTCTGCTTTCCATTGCGACGCCAATCCATTGCGATGCGTGTCATGGCTCAGTTATCCCTTGGCAGTACATATCACTACACAGCTGTTCCGTTGCGGTGCCTACCGATGCGTATCCTCGCTACACCGATGCTACGCACTACTCTTCTTTGCTCTGCCCCACTCTGCCTTTGCTATGCATCTCGCTTCTGTTCGTTTCTGTACCATTCCATTACACTGCAAATCAGAGATAAGCAAGGCCATAGCTCTTCAAAGCAATACGCCGCACTACCGCTGCGTTACGCGATCTCCTCCCAGCGGAAACGACCCTTTCCAGCGTTTCGCCACTGGCCGATGCCGGAGAACCGTCCATAGTCCAGCCACTCCCGCACGGCCTTCTCATGATCGTCGCACAGGCACACGACCGTGAACTCACACGTCGCACCTGCGGGAATCTGCTCTGACAACGCCAGGCTCACGCGCTCTCCCTGCATCGTCTGCGCCCGCAGAGGACGGCAGCACTCTCCCATTTCGCCGTCAAACAGAATGGGAATGTTCCGGGGTTCCACAAAAACCAATTTGTCAATTTCTTTTTTGAACGCCTTGATGCCGCTGGACACGCTGCCCTTGACCTTCCGGAGCCCACCGCAGGTATCCTTAAAGAACCCCCTGATCTGATAGTCGTAGAAGAACGGCGTTCCATCGTCCAGCTTCGGGAAGATTGTCTTGCCCTTCTCCACCACGCCGTCCACGCCGATGGCGGCCACTTCGTCCTCAATGGTGTTGGCATCCGGGGACTTGCTGGCGATAAACGTCGTGTAGATGTCAGGATCGCCGGGGCAGGTGCCCAGAACCGGCTCGGTAAACGTCAGTTTCACTTTGATCTCTTTCATAATTGTGTACTCCTTCAAATTAAAATTTTTGTTTGTTTATTTATAAAGCCCCAGGGCTTTACAGCTTGTCCATGCGCCCACCAGGGCGGCTCCCGCAAGAAGCAGCAGCCACAGCGAGCCGCCGTTCTCCACCTCTCCGATGATGCCCCACGCCAGAAAGGCGCTCACGCCCAGCAGTACTTTCCACTTCCGGTCACGCCGGCGCTCATTCCGCGTCCTGCTCATCATTGTCCTCCTCTATGTACGGTTCTCCGCACACCGGGCAATACATATCCCGGCGTACCTCTATGCCGTTCTCCCCGTCCAGGTTCTCTTTCCTCTCCCGGATCACTGGCGCGTCAAACCTCACGCCGCATATTCTGCACCGCCAGCTCATAGCGTGATGGCCGACCGCAGATCGTCTATGGGGATGTGCAGTGTCCGGCAAGCCTTTTGCAGCTCTCCCAGCGTGAAGTCCAGCGGGGATTTCCTACGACGAAGCAGCGTAGCTGTCGTCATTCCCAACGCGGCAGCCACGTCCCGCCTCTGCAAGCCCTCCCGCTCCATTGCTCCGTACAGAAGCTCCACGACCTTCTGCTCCGTCTGGTTTACCGTGGAGAGATACTTCACTCTCGGCATTTTCTCCCCTCTCCCTTCATCAATTCATCCAGCGTACAGCGGTACAGTGCAGACAACTTGTGCAGAACTGCCACCGAAGGATCAGCCTTGCCTGTCTCATAAAGGCTCACCGCCGAAACGCTTATCCCCAGCAGATCTGCCACCGTTTTCTGCGAATATCCGGCTTTCTTTCTTTGCTCCTTATAACTCAATCTCTCATCTCCCATCAAAAATAATCGAGAAATACTTGACTTTTCCTGAAATTCGCCTTATTATGTGGTTGTCTGTTCAAATAACTTAGCAAATTCCGCTTGATTTGAGTGAAGCATCTCTCTATATCTGCTCGATTTCTTTTGTGTGTCTTTATATTAACTCAATATTTGCTCAATTTCAAGAGCGATCTACTCCATTTTTCAATGTTTGTAGCAATGCACAATTTTGGAGGTATACTTTTGTGAATGGTGAACTGTTCGTTTACAAGATTTGGCAATTATGCAAAGCCAAGGGGCTGACAAAAGCCGAGTTCTATGAAACTGCCGGCATCACTCCGTCGGCAATGGCTCTTTACAAAAAAGGAAAGACCAACCCATCAATGGACACTCTTCGCGCTATTGCGCGCGTTCTGGAGATTGACGTCTCCTATTTGCTGACCGAACTTTACGGCGATGAAACAGAAAAAGAGCCCGCTTCCCAACTGGAAAGCGAACTCGATTCCGCCCTTGTTAAGTTGCTGTGTTCTCTTACGCCTACTGAACTGGCACAGGTGCAGGGCTTTGCCGCAGCGCTGATAGCAGCTCGTAAAGCCTGACCTTTTCCTCCATCGTCAGGGTGGAGACCAGTTCCCTTGCTTCCTGTTCGTTCATTTCTCTGCCCCCTCGTATGTCGTTTTGTGGCGTTTGCTTGGTTCAATCGTACTCTTTGTGCGCCGCAGTGTCTACGTTCATTTTGGGGAATCACTCCCCAATTTGGGTAGTTGGTGCTCTTAGGCTGGCTCATATCTGGGTAATTGCCCCCCAAATATGGACTTTTACGAATGAAATAGTATCCGCAGCGGATGAAATAGTATCCGTTACCGATAGAAAGGGGAAAATCATGTCAGAAATTCAGGAACTTGCACCGCATATTCAGGACTTCCCTGCCCTTGTCCATAAAGCCAGAATGGACAAGGGCATCACCAACGAGGAACTGGCCAAACTGTCCGGCATCAGCTATTCCGCCGTCTGCAAAATGCAGTCCGGTGAGCGCGATCCAAAACTGTACGATGCTGTAGCCGTGATGAAAGCCGTCGGCATATCCGCAGACCAAGTGTTTGACATCCAGCCTCCCGCATCAGCTCCCTCCGCCATGCAGGAACGCATCCACGAGCTGGAGTTGGATAACGCCGTCAGCTCCGGCGACGTGGTACGCCTGAAGCAGGTCAACGGACTTTGCACCCAGCGCTTGGATGCCGTTATCCGCCAGCGCGATCATTACAAACGCTGGTCTGTGTTTTCTTCAATTTTTGCCGCGATCCTATCCCTGTTTTTAATTGTTTATCTTTTTTTCGACTTCCGCAATCCCCGTGCCGGCTTCATCCTCCAAGACGGACCTTCAGCGTTTGCGTGGCTTGTTATCCTTCTTGTGTCTATTTCTATTGGCGTGTGCAGCATTGTCGGATACTTCGTGCTGCGCGATACTGCAAAAGAGACCTCACTCCGAAAATAGAACAACAGTTCTACCATGTTCTACATTATATTCCACAAGTTTATTGGATTCAATGCACACTTTTCACAAGTTTCTTGTTAATTTTTGTTGAAAAAAGAAAAAGCCGCCCAATCGGACGGCCTTTCCATATAAGCTCTATTCCCGCCAACACCATCACGAGTCTTAAAGAGAGGAGCCTACAACAGTAGGGTAACACGAAAATATCAAAATGTCAACGAAATGCAAGTCCTGTAAGCGCGAAGTCCCCGACAACGCCACGTTCTGCCCCTGGTGCGGCCAGAAGCAGGTGCGGGAGCGCAAAAAGGACGGCGTTATCAAGGTGCCGGAGCCGAAGCAGCTTCCATCCGGCAGCTGGCATATATATCTTGCCGCCGAAAAGCGATCTGTCACAGAAACGACAAAAGACCGCTGTATTGCGAAAGCAAAAGCCGTCCGCGCAGGTTTTGTGGAGCAGCAAAAGAAACTGCCGGCCTTAACATGGTCCAAGGCGATAGACGCCTATATCGCCGACCGATCTGAATCGCTGTCGCCGGAAACCGTCCGGGGCTACCGTGTTATACAGCGCAACCGCTTTCATAATATCATGCAAAGGCCTATGAGCGCACAGGTCAACTGGCAGGCGGAGATCAACGCAGCACTTTCCAGCCTTTCCGACAAGTCCGTAAAAAACGCATGGGGGCTTATGACTGTCATCATGCGCGTAAATGAGATTCCCGTCCCCCGCGTCCTGTTTCCTGTGCCGGAGAAAAATGAGCGAGAGTTCCTTGATCCGCAGCAGATCATCGCTTTCTGCGAGGCTGCAAAGGGCGACACCTGCGAAATGGCAATGCTTCTCGGCCTACACAGCTTGCGAATGTCAGAAATCAGGGCATTGCGTTTCCCAGACAGTTTTGACATGAAAAAAAGCAGCATCTTTGTATCCGGCGCAGTCGTTCGGGACGAACACAACAAAGAGGTGTTCAAGCAACGCAATAAAACGCGGCAGTCCGCACGCACTGTCCCCATCATGATACCCCGGCTTAGAGAACTGCTTGAGACGCAGTCAAAAGACGGCTACGTCGTAACGCAAGCCAACAGCACCATCAACCGGCACATACGCACTATTGCAGAGCAGCAGGGACTTCCAAATATCACGGAGCATTGTCTGCGGCATTCGTTCGCATCTCTTGGCTATCATCTGCGTCTTTCGGAGATTGAGGTCATGAGTATGGGCGGCTGGTCTGACAGTTCCACCGTACACGACATTTACCTTCACCTCGCCCAGCGGGACCGGTTAAAGGCGGAAAACAAGATGGCGAAGTTCTACCGTACCGCAGAAAAACTCCCCGTCGGGAAAATCCTCAAGGGAAAAAACGAATGTTAGTTTTCGATACGAATTTCAATACGAAAATCAGAAAGCACGTATTCATGCGGGGTTTAATCCCATTTTTAGGGGTTCGACTCCCCTCAGCTCCACCATAAAGGTGAAAGACCCGCAACCCTTGTGGTTGCGGGCTTTCCTTGTATTCGTGCGGGTTTGCGGGTTTCTTGCATCAAAAAAATATGCAAGGCAATGCGAATATTTTTGGTTCGTGCAACAAAAAAATGCAACGATTTTCGACACGAGATTCGACACGAAAGAACCAGCCCCATACGGAGCCGACTCTTTCATTCCTTACACCACCACACCGTTTCTCTCCTGACACCCGCCACGGCGGCCTCCTCATGGGTCATCAGTATGTCAACGTGTTTTCCTATTACGCCCACGTCCAGGGCAATGTATGTCTTGTCTCCGATGATAACTGTGCTGCCGGTCGGTATCACGTCCGGGTCTGTCGCCACGCAGGCGCCCGGATATACCCACTGGCCGCTGGAGGTCAACACCCGGCCGAACTCGTCCCGGTTCATGTGAGCGTACTTCTCAACGCAGTCTGCGCAGTAGCCGGTAATGATGCAGTCCTCCAGCACGTTGCTTTTGGCCTTGACGGCTTCCAGTATGCGTTCCGGCTCATCGGGATCCTCTTCTACGATCATATCGCGGCTATCAGTATCTTCGCCCCACTCCACCCGCAAAACGGTGTGCGGCGTGTCCGCGCTGGCTCTCCACGGAGCGATCAGCGCGAAGATCAGCAGCGTCAGCAGCATGAACTCTAACAGGAAGTGTGTCTGCTCCCGACGCACAACGCGCCGGTACTCTGCCCGCATAGCTACGAACGGTCCGGGGCATAAGCCAAGAGCGGCAGCACGTGTGATGTTATCGCTCATGGCCTTATAGACTATCTGTTCCCTTCTTGTCATTGGTTTCCTTCTCCTCGTATAGCGGACACCCGCAGTTTACAAAATCGGCGCAATAGGGGCTATCCCCATTGAAGCACGCCCACGTCCATTCCTCGTGCCATTTGCAGCCGACACAGCATTTGCTTTTCATGTCCTCACCTTCTTACTCAGTCTGTTCCAGCTTGCCGTAGCGGCGCTCTGGCTCCACCCTGACAGAGTGAAACCGCAGCTCGCGCAGCGCACATAGTACCGTTCCGGCACATGAATACCGATTTTGCGCTCTCCGCTGTCTCTTCCGCAGTGGGGACATACCTCCAGTTTCCCGCTGGGTTTTCTGTTGTACTGGTTCATGCGTTATTTTCCCTCACTTCTACCACATCCTTACCTGTGCCGTATGCTCCGCAAACCGCTGTTCTTGCAGTTGAAAGTATGTCGGCTCGATCTCGCACCCCACAAATTCAAATCCGAGGTTGTAGGCCGCTATCCTGCTGCTTCCACTGCCCAAGTGCGTATCCAGTATGCGCCAGTCCTCTTTTGCGTACTTTTGCAGCAGCCATTCGTACAATGCCACGGGCTTTTGCGTGGGATGAATCCGCTTTTCGTTCAGCGCCTTGTTGCCCTGCTGCGTTGTGCCGTCCGTGATGCTTTTCCCTTGAAACATCCCATTCCACATATAACGGAATATGCGAACGCTGTCATGACAGTTTGTCGCCGCGATCTCGCAGTCCGAAAAAGAACTGTTTTCGTTACATTTATCCCAAACGATGCGGCCCTGAGGAAAAACAACATCAAAGTAATTGCATCCCCATACGATATATTTTTTCGCCACGCGCACCAACTCGGAAAAGTAGTCGATGCCTGGCACGTCCCACTTCGGTGATATGGGATAGTCCCGGTGTACGCCGATGGGGCTGACCTTGCAGCCGTAATACCCTCTGCGTTCCGGGTCGGTAAAATACGGCGGGTCTACAATGGCAAGATCAAATGCCTTGTCCGGCAGCGTCCGCATATACTCCATGCAGTCCACGTTCAATGCGATCTGCGCGCTCATTCCATGTACTCCCTCCACTTCTTATCCAGTCCCTTCGCCCGCAGTGTCCTGCCGTTCATGGTGTACTGGCGCATCCGAAGCATGAGGCTTTCCTCATGGCAGCGGTCGCAGTATCCACGCATTGCTTTATCCCTCATCGGGTTCCTCTGCTGCTCGTGCGTCAGGTACACGATGTACTCCGCTTCCATCTCCTTGATGCACTTGGGGCACAGTTTGGCAGTGCGGACCGTCCAGATGGCCTTATCCATTGGGGAGTTCTTTCCTTTCACGCATCCTTTTCTCAACGGAAGCTACAGCGCGGAGGATGTCGTAAGTGTCAACCCGTGAAAGAGGGTCAGCGGTAATGACGTCCTTCCCGATGTATCTCGCATAGTCGTACTCCAATTTTGCCCCTTTGCTCACCTGCCATCCGAGCTGGAAAAGAACCACGTCCGCGCTATCCAGCATAGCAAAGCATATACGCATATAGTCTGCTGGCTTCATGCCCTCCGGCAGCTCTGCCGGGTTCAGGACGGTGTGACCCGCACACTGCAGCGCTGTTTCCGTTTCCTTAAACTCTGCCTTATAATGCGGATTGCCTGTGATACGTCCTGCTATACAGATTTTCATTTCTCCATTTCCTCCTCCAGTTTGTCCAGAGCCTTTCCGATGAGTTTCCAGCGGTCAACGCCGATGTCCCGCGCCTCCAGCAGACCACGCCGCACCACGTCAGGGGCCACCTTGCCGCCGGTAGCGTCGGACACTCTCTGTGCCCAGCCAAGTTTCGTTCTTTGATGGTAGGCTTGCAGCCGCATAAAAACCTCCCGCTTGATCTCCGCCATCGCGCCCTTGGGCTTAAACGGCGTGGTGGGTTCGGCCGGCTGCGGTGCGGGTTCTGGAGGGTCTTCGCTGCCATCGCGCTGTTCGCTTTCCTCCTGTACCTGCACAAACGCGCCAATGGGGCGAACATCGTCCTTGTTGAGTATTTTTATCACCGGTACGCCCTCCGGCACGACCGTATAGATGGTATCCTCATTCTCCACGCCCAGCGCAGGAAACTCCTCAATGGCGTAGGACGTGATGACCTCCTCCGGCAGCACCAGCACGCCCCGCACCAGCCCCTCTATGATATAGTTGGTTACGCCCTGCACTATCTGCATACCGCCCTTCACGCGGACGATCAGCACCTTTCGTTCCGTCATTTCTGTTTTTCCTTTCGCAGTTCATTTACGGCGTCTACCAGTTCGTTGATCTTATCCTGCATGACTTGCGTGTCTGGCGCGTATCTCATAGTCCCGTTTTCGGACTTCCACACGCTCCCGCAGTGAAAAATCTCCTTGGGCTTCTGCACTACTGCTTTCTCATTCTCCCACCGCCCGATGCGCTTATAGCCCTTGAACCCGTTTTCCGCCTCGTACTTGGTGATGCAGTCCTCCTCATCGTCCGTAAAATGTACGATCGGCTCATAGAACCCACGCTCCCGGCATTTCTCACACCGGCAGATGCTCTTGATGTACCCCACCCGGCCATCCACGGTTTCCACAAAGTCGCCTTCGCGCAGGCTTCCCGGCATCATCAACGGTTTCGTGGAGCTCATCTTGTCGAGCTCATCCTTTTCCGCATATCCGCAATCCCTGAGCATCCCCCTGATAAGTGCAAAGTCGTACTTGCCAATGCGAGTAAAATTCTGCGGCAGATCCTCTATATTGCCACTCCAGCCCGTCTGCTTCCCATCGTCCCACTTGAAAATGAAGCTGTGAAACCGCCCTGACCTCTCGTAAGAAAACACATATCCGGTAAGCGTTTTGGATAATGTGCCATCGGCGCGTTCCAACCTCACATAATCTCCCGCATGAAAGGTGTATATCATCCCTGCTCGACCTCCTTCAGCGCTTTCTCCGCTTCCTTCGATGGGGCGTTTAACCAAGCTAAGATATCCGAGTAATCCCCGGAAAAATTCAATTCATCTTCAAACCCAAGTTTTTTGTACAGCATTCTGCAAAACTCTTTTTGGGTATCGTAAATCTGCTTCGCCAACTGCTGATTTGTCGAAGTCCTCATACGGTCTGCATTGGTCAACGCTTTGTTAGACGACAGCACCACCAGCCGCCCGTCCTTGTCTACCTCGGCTAACTCGCGCAGGCGGGTATAGTTGCAAAGGCTTTCTAAATCAGCAAGACGCATCAGCTTCAGTGCGATCTCGTCTGCTTTATCTTTCGGCAGAACATCCTCCGGCGCACACCCGCTGTCCTCGTAGGCGGCGAGGCGATCCTTGAGGCGATTGCGGCAGTACAGCGCGGTGCAGTCAGCCATCGGCTTACCATGCTTACCCGTCCAATCCGCTTCGCACTTCTGGCAGTCCATCATTGCCTGTCCATCGGTGTCGCGCTTCGTCAATCGTTCATTCATTTCTGCTCCTCCACATAGCACCAGCTCTGGGGCGGGCGATTGATCGTCCGGCCGTCACAGTCCATTTTGCTGTAGTTGTAATGAGGACAGGCACAGCAATCCGACTCGACTTTACATAGCCCCTTGAACTCGCTCAGTTTCTTCGGCGTATCGTAGATTTTTAGGTTGGAGATGTGCCAGCCATAACCGACGCCCTTGAGATACTGAACGATCTCTTCCCGCGTCAGGCATGCCTGCTGCTCCACATCATCTGGTGCATGGTTGAGAGGTGCGAGCCCGTAAATGCGGTCGCAGGTAAACTCGCCAACGACTTTGCCTCCGCCATAAAACTGCGGATTTGGATAATCCGTTGCAATAAAGTCCTCGTGCGGGTACTTCGGCAGCGTGCAGTAGATATAGCACTTGAACGGCGTCTCCAGCTTCGGGCGGGTCTTGCGCACTTCGATAGTCTTTTCGCCGTTGCAAATCTTCTCGCACCACTTGGGACGAATGCTTATCATCACGGCCTTGCTCATTTCTCCACCTCCGTAATCAGCCAGCCATCGTACACTTCTCCGTTGTCCCATGCGGCTACGGCCTTTTCCCTGCTCGGATGCCCAAAGGTATGCCTGCAACACTCCTTGCACTCGGCAAACCAAAGTTCGTGATCTCCCTGCGGCGTATCATAGTCCCGCGAGTACACCGTCGGCTTATGTGCGCAGCACCCCACAGGCTTCATATCCAAATCAAGCACACAGGCAACCGGCTTTCCAACACCCGCTTTGCAGGGCGCGGATTTCGCAGCAAAAGAAAACTTGGTCTCTTTCGGCTCCATCATCCGTTTTCCTCCCACTTCAAGATCCCCATTCCGACGCACAGTTCGATCAGTTTGTCGTCTTCCAGATCAATAGCCCTCTGCGCGATGTCACGAAGATACCCAGACAGCAGTTCGAGACCAACGGAGATGCCAAAAGCGTTTTCTTTTACGACTCTGCTTTTGCTCTCACTTAGCGTTCTGTCGATGTTCGATAGCAGATTGTTGTAATTCAGTTTCGTTCTCATGGTTTTTTTCCTCCATCTTCGGCTTTGCCAACGGTCTATATATCGTCTGTGCTCCCTTGATCTGCGGCATGATCCAAACACACCACATCACATCCATCAATGGGCTGCCGCCGTGGTCGTCCTTGAAAAAGAAGTCCAGACGCCATGTCAAGGGCAGAATGTAACTGGGAGGGAACTCATCAAACAAAGATAAGCGGCGTTTCGCGTGCCAGAACTGTGACTTCACCAGAAACGCAAAGGGTTTGCCCAGAGACGCCGCCTTGCGGATAAATTCTTCCGCCAGCGAGAAAGGCGGGTTCGTGATAATCCAATCAGCTGCGTCAATGCTGGACTTCAAGAAGTCCGTCCCATCCAGAATGTCCGTTGTATAGACGGTCTCAAAGTACGTCTGAAGCACACCGGCCATATCCCCCTCACCCGCCGCCGGCTCCCAGATCACCGTGTTCTTCGGCAGACGGAGGAAATCCAGCAGAGCCACCGTCACCTCCGGCGGCGTCGGGTAAAAGTCCGACTCCCGTCTGCCAATCGCGCTGTTTCCGCCCGCTATGCGGCTCGCCTGTAAACTATCCATGTCAATACCTCACTCCGATGTAGTCCAGCACCCGCGCATAACCGAGGCCGTCCTTTGTTGGCTTCCACAACCCGTCCGTGTCGAATGCCCCACCGCCGATGCAGAACTCGTAATGCTTCGGGTGCGTCAGTTTCATGCGTTCAAAGCGGTTGACGCCCTTTTCGAGGTGCGCCCCGAACGCGCAGAACATACAGCCCGTCCTCTGGCATCCTGTGCAGTGCAGCTTGCAGTCGATCAGCGTCGCGCCGTAGTCGTTCTCGCCGTCGCTGGCTACGATGTCGCCGTACACGCTGGCGTAAAAGAGATGGTTGTCTATGATGAACCGAAGCACGTCCTGCTCCGTCCAGAAACTCATGGGCTTAGATAAGGGCCTCCTTCCTTCAAAGGCGTTGCAGCCGGTTTCGCGCCATTTTTGCATCCGCAGAAGGCTTTCCTCCGCCATTGTTGCCGTCGTGGGCTTGACATCCGCTCGATGCTCATAGCTCTTTGATGGAGACTTTTTCATAATTCCACAACACTTGTCTGATATGAGGAATGGAGCCGAAAGCAAATACTCCCACTTTTCACAGTTGTACATACTCTTTTCCCCATCAATGCGTAAGACTTCCCCACGCAATAGCTTCATACTGCGGCTCTCCGGTGATCGCCGTGCGGTTTCTATCCGATGCGCCACATCTTTTCCTATGACGCTATACCCGTACTTCGTCACCACCTGTCGAATGTTCATCTTGGGTCGAAGCCGCACAAGGTTGAAAGTCACGCGTGGAAACTCCCTCCGCAGCCAGTCGGCGTACTCATTGACAAACTTTTGAATTTCCGGGTATTCCAGCCCTGTGTTTACAAACACCAAGTTTAGCTCCCAGGGCGGTGTCCTGAAACTCGACAGGTACCGCGCCGCCAGATACGCCAGCACCGTGCTGTCCTTTCCGCCGGAGAAGCTGACATAGCACTGTCCGCCCCATGCGGTGTACCACTCGTCCAGCTTTTCGTAGGTCAGTATCTCCTTGTCCTGCACGTCCAGCGCCATCAGTTTCCTTGCCGCATCATTCGTCAGCGGCTGGTTTATCCGTCCCATGTATCTCGTTCCCACTCCCATCACAGGCAGAACTGTAGATAGTCCTGCAAAGTCTTTTTCGCACGGTTCACGCTCCGGCTGACCGTGATCTTATTTGCGTCGTGCAGCGCCGCGATCTCCGTCACGCTCATGCCGCCATCCTCCGCATAGTCATTGAAATCACCTTCACTTATACCTCGTCGCCCCAGCAGTCCCAGCCGTCCGCCTGTTGGCGGGCAAACAGTTCGATGCGGGGTAAATGCCCATACATGGTGTCGATTCTTTCTCTGATCTTTGCTGGTTTCTCTGAGTGTCTCCCCAATTTCTCGCTTAAAAACTGCCGCACATTTGTTACTGCCCGCTTTGGGATTCTGCCTTTTTTGAACGCCAAACATAATTCGCATTGGCTCAAGGTATAAAAGCCGTAGTTGGTTCTCTGCTTATCCCACACAAAGGCTACCGTTTTATACTCAAATCCCCATGATTTGCCCAATTCTATGGCAATATCCAAATTGGGGCTGGTCGCCCACATATACAGCAAGCAATCGTCTGCACCGATTTTGTTCACTGGCAACGCCTTCAGTTCATCCAACGTCATGGTGGAGTAATGTTCATTTACGCCGTTCTCATATTTTTTCCCTTCATCGTAATGTTGGAAATTCATTTGCTTTTGCCTATAAGCCCACGGAGGATCCGCGTAAATCACGCTGTACTTCTTATCAGTCCCGAAAATGTCTACCACCATATCCAAAGCACTCCCTCAATCTAACTTGCCGGCCACTTGCTCCCGGCCCTTTGGCAACCGGTAGTTTAATTGCCGTGTCAAGGGAAGCAGAAAAACTTTTTCACCCCCATATAACATCCGTGTCAACACCATGCCGCCGCCCTCGCACCAGCGCCGCACAAAGGCCGTACCTTCCCATCACATATATGGCGCTTGCGCCCGCCGAAATTTTTATTTTTCGACCTCGGCCTTTTGACCATTTTGTTTTTTTCGACCCGGTTTCAAAACCACCCCCCTACTCCTAACTTGCCGGTAACTTGCTTGAGAAACGCGGATTGGTGTGCCGGAGCGGGGAACATGGGAGCGAGGGGGAGAGTTGCGTAGCAGGGAGAAAAGGCTTTGTCCTTCCGGTTTGTAAACCTCCCCCGGGGTTGCCGCCCTGGTGGTGTCCAGCGGGTGCCGGTGCCGTCCATTTCCGCCGGGTTTTGCAGGAAATGCACCCGCCGCCGGGGTGCTTTCCTTTACATATTGTCCTAATATGTAAACAAATGTCCCGATTTTTGCAAGTTCTCTTTCATTTCGCCCCCTTTCGGTCTCTGATTTGACGATTTCCGCCGGTTTTGGCTGTTTTGTCGGTGGTGGCTGCCGCCTGCCGGATGGTCAGGGCATGGAGCCGGGGGCACCCGCCGCCGCTGCCGGTCGCCGTCTGTCCGCTGTTCGGCCCGGAACATAGGCCGCCGGGCGACTCTCCTTCCCTCCCCTCGCCGCCGCTCTTTTCTTCCGGTCAGTGCTTCCCGCTGGTGGTCTCCGTCCTTCTCCGTCGTTCTTCTTCTTTGGCTGTCCTGCTGGGGGCTTTGGCGTTCGTTTCTGTTCCGCTGGGGTGGTTATATACGGGGATATATTCTTTCTTTATTCAACCGCGCCCGGAATAAACGCGCGCGCACGCGTGAGGGCTGGCGGCGGTCTTTCCCGCTTCTTTGCCCTCTGCGGGGCTGCTGGCGGCGTTTTTCTCTGGGGGTCGGTGTCGGGGCATTCCCTCAACACCCGGAAAGCGTGGCGGGGTGTTTCTGTCCGTTTTCTATATTTCCGGTGGCATTGTCAAAAATCTACACGGGCACAAAATTAGCACCGCTGGGGCGGTTTTGGTTCCGTCCTGGCGGTGCTGGTTTGGGCTTCTTCTGTTGTCTGTTCTGGGTCAGGCGGTGACGATCTCGGCGGGGCTGGGGCTGCCGTGGAAGTCCCCGGCCCATGCCTGATATATTGCGCCATGTTCCACTACTGCCGTTACCCATCCGCGCACGGTGGCGGCCATACGGCACGGGACGCGGGGCCAGCGGCGGCCCACGTCAAGCCAGATTTGCAGGCCGTCCGCTGCTGCGGCTCTGATCTCCGCGGCGGTGTATAGCTGCGCCTTGCCCTCTGGGGCGATGTTGTACAGGGTTTCCGGGCTGGTGGTGTTGTTGGTCGTCATGGTGCCTTGTCTCCTTCCTGCGCCCTGCTGGGCGCGTCCGTGGTTAGTCCTCTATGATCTCGCAACAGATGCCGCCGGCCAGGCTCTGGCATACGATGCCCGCGCGGTATCGCCTTAAAAAGTCGTTCAGCTCGTCCCGGTCAAGGTGCGGATCCCCTTGGTCGTCCTCGGTGTACCAGTGTTCCACGGCAGCGAAAACGTGGATTTCTTCCGGGTAGTATAGGCCGATATATCCGGCCAGCTCTTCCAGGTCGCGGAACTCCAAAAAGCGCCCCGCCTCCTGCTTCTGCTCCGTCCTGCTCATGCTTCCGCCTCCTCTCCCTGCTGTGCGTGGTAGCGGTCCCGCATGGCGTAAAGGCGGCGGGAAATGGTGGACCGGTCAACCATCAGCGCGGCGGCTATCTCCGCTGTAGTGTACCCGCGGGCGGTCATGGTCAGCGCTACGCGGTCCACCTGATCCCGGGCGACGCTCTCCACGCTCTCGCGCAGGATCGCGGCGGCCTCCGGGCTGGGTGCTATCGCGTCGCAGTCCGTCCCGGCCTCGGTGTCGATCTGCCAGCGCTCGGCGCCGTCGTCGTCAATGGTGGCGGATATGGCGCGGGCGTGTCTCTGCTCGGCCCTGCTTATGCTGTGCGCGGCCTGGGCTGCTGCCCGGTACAGGATCACCGCCAGCGGCGCGGGCGCGTCCTGGGCCTCGTTACGATCCAGCGCGGCGCCCATCCGAGTCCAGGCGTCGGCGGCTACGGTCTGCGCGTCGTCCTCGGTCTCGATCCACGCGGCGCCAATCTGGTTGCGGGCCTCCGCCTTCCGGCGCACGGTCCAGGCCATCGCCACAAGCGCGTTATACTGTTGTTCCCCGCTCATGCTCTCCCACTCGACGCGGGCGGGCTTGGTGTTCTCGTTCATCGTCTGTACCTCCAAAAATCAAAATTTGTATTTGCTTTTGCACTTACAATATTAAACCATATAGTTACATTTTTCAATCGTCAGATTTAACAAATAATTTAACCCTGAAATGTGCATATTGACAAAATCAATAAATTAGTTTAATCTATGCACAAAAAGCGGTTTTGCCGGTAGACTATAAGCAGGCCGCCCGGAAAGAGGTGTTATAAAATGCAGATTTCTAAGCTTGTGCGCCGCGTTCTTCTGGAGTGCGACGGAAACGCAAGCGAACTTGCACGGCGGACGAATACCACGCCGCAAAACATCAGCCAGAAAATACGCCGCGATAATTGGAGCGTGTCCGATCTGGCCGCCATTGCCGCCGCCCTGGGCTGTGGCTTCTCGGTGTCCTTCCACCTGCCGGACGGCCAGACGATGACCGCGGAACAGGCCGCCCCGGCGGAACAGTGGGAGCAGAACACACGCACCACCTGAACAGCAGCCCCGGAAAAATGCGGGGCAAAACACGAACAGCGCCCCCGGAGATTTTCCGGGAGCGCTTTTTTCATGCCCGAAACCGGGCGGAAAGGAGAACAAAATGCAGCTTTTGCAATTTGAGGACATCCACACCGGCGGCGACTATATCGCCGTTGCCACCTCCGGCGACCTGTTCCGCGCCAGCTACAGCGAAAAACATAAAAATATGTTCTTCGCCATCCCGTCAACGTACCGGATCGCCGGGTATCGCCCCGCCGGTCTGGTCGAGGGCGACCGCGTGCGCGTCCACCTGTACGACACAAGCGGGCGCGAAATCGTAACGCGCCATTTCGGCGACGTGTTCACCGTCCGCCGGGAATCCGGGCGGCTGGGCATCGACTGGAACACAGAGCGCAGCCCATACACCAGCCGCGGCGAGGTGTTCGCCCCGCTTTCCACCTTCGCCGCGTCCGTCATCTTTGAGCAGATCGGCACCGGCTATAAATTCTATTGGGACAACCTCACGGACAACATCAAGCGAAAGGAGCGCTAAAAATGACCGTCTTTTCCTACATCGTCACCGCCACCGGCGCCGCCACCCTGGCGGCGCTTTTTGTTCGCCTGCTGGACCGGATCGACCAGCCCCGCAAATGCTGAACAGCCGCGCCGCCTCTGGGGAGTTGGGCGCACCAGCTCCACCCCATCGAGAAAAGTAAATTCGTTCCCTTGACACGGGGAACAGACTACACAACAGGAGGAACACAAAATGAACACCAACAAAACCGAATCCATCCGCTTTTTTTGGAACGGAATCAAGGTAAACGGCGGAAAGCTGATCCGCTGCTTCTACTTCACCGACAGCAAAAGCGACAGCGTGACAATCAGCGTCCGCGATTATGACCACCTCCCCCGCGACCTGTTCACCGTCAAGAACGAAACCGACCTTTACACCGACTATTTCGACAGCGACAGCGCCACCCTGACCCCGGCGCACCCCCTCTATAAGTACGCCCGCGCCGCCGCGCTCAAGTCTGCCATGCGCGGCGAGCCTGAGTATATCGCCAAACTGGAACAGGATGAGCAGGACGCCAAGCAGCCGGGCCGCTACCACTGGCGCAAGCCGGAGGACATCCGCGCCGAGATCGACCGGCG